TACAACGGGAGTTACTTTTACATTTTCAAGAGTGTCCGCTGGAAATTATACTTTGACGGGTTCATCAAATGTATTTACAAATGACAAAACAGCTGTAATTCATTCAATAAATACAAACGGGTCGTTTTCAAATTCAAGAATGTACTTGTATTCTATTGGAGCGCAATTTTTTACTATTGAAACATATAATGCAACAACTGCATCAGATGGAGTAATAACAGATGCTTTTATCGAAATTAGAATTTACAATTAATATATGAAAAAAATTAACCTACAAATAGGCGGTCAATATCGGGATTTTTATTTCGGTTTAGGTTTTTTAGGTAATCTTTTAGAGACTGAAAACGTACAATTACACGAAATAGAAACAAATCTTTTAAAAAACTCATACAAATGGATGCCTTTAATAATGTTTCATTCATTAGCGTGGGGATATATTAAAGAAGGGCAAGACGTTCCTTTTAATGCTATTAAAATAGCTGATTGGATTGATGATTTAACCGAATTTGATGATGTTGAAGTTGTTTTAAAAATAAATGACGATGGAACAAAAGAAACAACAACGGTTAAGCTACAAACTGTTGTGAGAACATTTTTCAAAGCATTTTGGGAATCAATTAATAAAAATGTTCCAGAGCAAAAAGAAGAAGTTAAAAAAAAAGTGACGAAAAAATAAACTGGAGCGAAGATGTTATAAGTTTTGCTTTAGGGGAACTTAAATGTCCTGATTTGAATTTCGTTTACGATATGACGTGGGCAGAATTTCAAATCAGGCTTTTTGCATATAAAAGGAATGATTTATACGAATGGCAAAAGTTAAGAGAGTTAATGTGGGCTGTCTACATTGCACCCCATCAAGACCCAAAAAAGATGGTTAAACGTAAAGAATTATACTTACCTTTGACTGGAGACAAAAAACAAAGTATTGGAGTATCAGATGCTCAAAAAGAAATATTTTTAAAAGAGTATAAAAAATGGCAGGAGGCAAATTAGAAGTTCAAATTGGTGCAGACGTAACCGATTTTAAAAAGAAGATTCAGGAGGTTGAATTTGACATTAAGGAATTATCTAAAGTAAAACTTGACCGTTTAAAACTTGGATTAGATACTACTGCTATAAATGCTCAAATTAAAGATGCTAAAAATTCTTTAAGCACATTACGGGATTCAGTAGGTAGAACAGGAGGCGCGATAGGCGGCGACTTTGCTAAAAAAACCGCTAATGGTTCAAATGCGTTAATGCAGTTTTCTAGAATTGCACAAGATGCGCCTTATGGTATTATTGGAATAGGCAATAATATTACTGCTACTGCAGAGGCTTTCAGTCACTTAAAAAACCAAACAGGAACAACGGGAGGCGCATTAAAAGCTTTAGCAGGCTCTTTAATGGGCACGGGTGGTATTCTTTTAGGTGTTTCTTTGCTTACTACAGGATTAACATTAATGGCTCAAAGCGGGTTGAGTGTTCAAGATGTGATTGATAAATTAACCGGTAAGTTTGATTCTTTCGCATCTTCATTAAACAAAATATCAATTGATGCTGCTAAAAATTCAGGTCAAGAAATTGCAGGATTAAAATCTTTAATTTCGGTTGCTCAGGACGATACTAAAAGCCGTCAAGATAGATTAATAGCCGTCAAAGAATTACAGTCACAATTTCCTGCATACTTTGGTAATTTAAATACTGAAAAAATATTAAACGGTGATTTAACAAGTGTTACAAAAGAATTATCTAAGGCAATTATTGCAAGGGCAGAGGCAACCGCAATAGCTGATAAAATAGGGGAGCTCGCCTCTAAAAAATTAGATTTACAGATTAAAAAAGAAAAGGAAGTATTAAATCTTCAAAAAGCGCAAGCTAATGCAAAATTTGTATTTACAGGTGGTAGCACGATGGGAGCCGATGCTAGTATTTCAAATCAAACAAGATTAGCAAGGGCAACTTCAAATGTTAAAGATTTAAATCAAGGTATTTATGAAATTCAAGTTCAACAGGATAAATTAGCTGGCAGATTAAATCAAAAAACAGCCGATTCAATAAAATTATTAGAGAAAAAAGAATCTGTATCCAAACCTAAAAAAGAGGCAAAAGTTTATGACACGCCACAAGTTACAGGCATAACATCTGAATTAACCCCATCAGGAATAGTACCTTTAATAATTCCAGCAGTTGATTCAGAGCCGTTTGCTAAATCATTAAAAAACTTAGCACCTATGCTAACTAATGAAATGATTAACATTCAATTAGCATTATTAGATTTTAACGAAATGGCATCGCAAATAATCAACGGTGCATTAATGGATACTTTTGCAGGAATTGGCGCGGCTTTAGGCAATGCTTTAGCGACTGGGGGTAACGTATTAAATGCTTTGGG